CTTTGTTGTAAAACTGTTGACTTTTATATGCAAAACTGGTACTATGATCTTGCAACAAATAAATACAGTCATTAAGGCATGAGGTAAGAAAAGATGAACGAAGCAAGATTATATGAATTAGCGCATGAAGCCTTATTAACAAGATGGGGCAGGAGTTATGACGATGTTAGGAAGAAAGTACAAACTGGGAAGTAGTCAAATTGCTCAAAAAACTCTTGATAGAAGCATAAAAATTAGAAAAAAGGAGAACATACAATGAATAGAAGTAAATCACAGTTTAATGCAATTTATAAATACTATGCAAAAAAGAGAGCGGACGCAGTCACAGAATTCATGGATTATAACGGTCTCTGGGGAGAGTTTAAAGTGTCCGGTTATAAACGTCCTACTATGTTTCTGAAATGGGTAAAGGGTATCGTAGTATACCCGGATGGTACTTTTGAACAGAATGATGATTGGATCGCACCAAGGTTCAGAAAGGAGTAGCAATGGCTTTAAAAGGTACAGAAAGAATCACAACCAAGGGTCAGGATATAAACCCATATAAAATCAATGAAAAAGAATTAGCCAGACTTTATACAAGTCTGGCTAAACGTCTAAATCAGCGTATGGTTCGTGTAGAGAGGGCAGGATTCACTTCTGAATCCGGTGGTGCTTACGCCGATTACAAAGCAATTCTTAAAAAGTTTGGCTATAATAAAAGAATAAGAGAAAAAATAAAGTTGGATTACAGCGATCGGAACGTCCTTTATATGCAGATTTCTTCCATGCGTAAGCAGGTACAAATGATGCAAAATGTCTTAAAAGAAAAAAGTTCTACGGTGCCAGGTTGGAAGTCAATCATAAAAAAGAGACGTGAGAAGCTGTCTGAATATGGTCTTGAGTTTAAAGATACAAGTGAAATGAGTGCTTTTTTCCAGTCCTATGCTTTTGAACTTATAACTCTTTTATACTCTTCTGAGCAGGCTGTAGAGTTCGTTGGAAAAGCTTTGCGAGACGGTGATACAATGAATGAAATAATTAGCAAATTAGAGGAGTTCAGAGATCGCACGGACATAGACCGAGCAGATGACGTAGCAAAAGAATTAGGTTTCTCCGGAGAAGCAGAAGCATTAAAATATAAATACAAGGGGTAAAAAAAAATGGTTATAGCAGGATATCCAGTAGTTTCATATAAAGACTATGATTACATGCGTCTTTTTGACGGTAATTTCATCCGCAAAAGTAATGCAGGACACTTTCAGTCTTTTTATGAAAAAATCATAACAATTGATACTGAAACATACGTTTCGGATACAGAAGATATAGGCTGGGTAACTGATTGGACTATAACTATAGAAAATGATTGTTGTTTGTACGGAAATCATGTACGTAATCTTATCAATACGATTGATCGGATCTGTAACACATTGCATGGCGATAAAGAGCATACAGTACGATTTTATATCCATAATCTGTCATATGATTACATGTTTTTACGGAATCATCTGCTAGAAAAGTTTGGGGTTCCGGATCGTAAATTAGCTGTTAAAACTCACCGGTACGTATTTATGCAATGGCAGTCTTTTGGACTTGAAATAAGAGATTCTGCCATACTCACTCAACGTACTCTTGAACGTCTCTGTAAGGACATGGGGACGCTTGAAAAAGCTACCGGTACATGGGACTATAAAAAGAAAAGAACTCCGGAATCTGGACGTACTGCAAAGGAAATGACATACGTTTGCATTGATACGATTTGTCTTTGTAAAGCACTACGACTTTATTTATCGCAAAGAAACGTAACTGTAGCCACTGCCCCACTGACTAATACAGGTTTTATCCGTAATCAAGCCAGATCACGTTCACGCAAGGACAAGAAATGGCATAAGAATTTTATGTCAATGCAACTCACGCTAGATCAGTACGAGTTACTCACAGCCTGCTATCACGGCGGCTATACTCATGCGAACAGATACTATGTCAATCAGTTAATTACTGAACCGGTGGAGTGCTACGATTTTACAAGTTCTTATCCTGCTAGAATCGTGTATGAAAAGTTTCCTATGACAAACTTTGTAGAAACAAAGTTATCATTGCAAGATATAATGGATTTAAAAGAAAGTTATGCTTTTGCCGGCTATATACGATTGAAAAAGCTACGATTGAAAAAAGACCATCCTATGCCACCGCTTGCTTTTCACAAAGCAAAAGTTTGTGTATTTCCAGATGCAGAGACTATAAGCAAAAAGAAAGCTATGGAATTGAACCTTGATAATGGCAAGATCGTAAACGCAGATCTTGTCATATATCCCTTTACGGATCCGGATTTGCAAGTCATTTTTGAAGCCTATGACTTTGAATGGGCTGACGTTTCAAATGTCATGAGAGCAAAGAAAGACTATCTTCCGGATTGGCTGACATCTTATGTGATTGAATTATTTGAACATAAGAATACGCTGAAACATGCTGATCCTGTGTTATATATGATTTCAAAAGGCGAACTAAACGGAATCTACGGCATGATGGTTCAAAAGATGATACAATCCATGTTTGAAGAAGACTACGAAACTGGGCTATGGTCTGATGTTTTAAGTGAATCAGAATATGAAGAAAAGTTACAAAAGTATTACAGAAGTCGTAACAGTTTTTTACCATATCAATGGGGGGTATGGGTTACCGCTTATGCACAGGCTGAGTTATTCGAACTTGGGAAGTGCTGTAAACGTTGGTATTACTCTGATACTGATTCCGTTAAGGGTACAGACTGGGATAGGAAAAAACTTGCTGAGTATAATGATAAAGTAATGAAAAAATCAGCAGAACGTGGACTAGGAACTGTAGTATTTAATGATGAAGCACATACGCTAGGAATTGCTGAGTTTGATGGGATTTACAGCGAGTTTAAGACTATGGGGAGTAAGCGTTACTGTTACCGTGAAAAAGGAAAACTAAAACAGACTGTTGCAGGAGTGCCAAAAGACGGTGTTTATTGTCTTGATGATGACATAAATAATTTTGAAAAAGGTTTTATCTATAGAAATAGTCTCACTTATCGCAGAAACTACCGCCGTGCGAACGACTGGAAAAAAGACCCAAGTTGGAAGTTAAAAACAGAATATCTATACAACAAAGGAATTAACACTATAACTGTTGATGGGTGTGAAATAGAGTACGGTTGTGCAATCCGTTTATCCGATACGGAGTATGAGTTGGATCATACGATTCCGTATGATAAGGAAACAGGATTGCCGTTGCCGTTTGAGACAAAAGAAGTTTTATATAGTTGATAAAGGGATGCAAATTTGCATCCCTTTATTTTTTTGTTTCACGTGAAACATTTACATCGTAATTGATCCTCTGTGAATCTGTACCTGTGTTACGTTTGTCAAGGTTCTGTAGTTGTGTTTGTCATCACTAATGTCATACAAAGCAATATAAATCTGTCTCGCTCTGAAATTAAACTGAGCCGGAATGTGATAAAATTCAGATCCGGATTTTACAATCACAGTTGTTGGATAGCATGTATAACCGTTTCCATCACCAACAAAGGAAGTCGAATAGATTCTCCCGAGATAGTATTCTGTACCATTACAAATAAGTTCGCCGCTGTTTGGAAAACAAACATAATCACTCCAGATAATATTACTGATGTTTTCTCTGTAATTCGTAATGAATATCCAACTACTTCCTAGAGTTGCTGTAAAGTCTCCTGCTTCAAAGTTTGCAGTTACGTCATAAAAGGATGGATGGCAAGAGCCAGTCTTTACTGCTTCCGCAAGGTAGGTAGCAAGTCGTTCCTGTCCGGTCATGTTTGGATGAAAACCGTCCGACCCCATGAATCCGTCAGCGTGTAAAATATATTCGCTTCCATTAAGATAGATCCAATTTTTCCGCTGTGTGTTATACACACTCTTTGCAATTTTGAACCTGTTCCACTGGGTACTGTCTGCTGACCATGCAACCATTGCTACAAAAATTTTAGCGTTCGGAAATCGTGTCTGTGCCACCCCATAAAATGCATTGATTGCATTTTCAATTTCTGAATAAGTACCGAACTCATTGTAACCCCCGACAACTAAGATCTGCTTTACAGATGGATCAGCGTCAATCTGATTCAGAAGCATAAGGAATGAGTTGTTAGATGTTGAAAAAGAAGCACCACCATTGCTTTTTATTGTTACATTATCAATAGAGCAGTAATCCAAAAAGTGTTCTGTCCATGGAGTAATGTTTCCGTCCGGTGTATAGCCAACTGTATAACTGTCACCGATAATGATAGTTCTACCGCTTAAATCAAATAAACCGTCTCTTTTTTCAAGGTTAGAAATAAGTTTACCCTGTTCGGTTACTGTGCCTTTTAACGGTTCAATTTCATCTGTCAAGATTTTTTTTGTTGCATCATCAACTACTTTTCCAATCTCTCCGGATTCTAGTGAATCCTTAATTGCTTCATCAATCTGTTTTTGTGCGGTTCCTTTTATGTCTGACCATTCTTTATGATCCTCTCCTGCCTGCTTTGCTACTTTTAATAAGTAGTCTAAGTTCATATCTTGCATGGAACTGTGAGGGTACGTACTTCTCATTATGCGTTCTCCTTTCTATATCAATAAACCAGAATCAGTAAGTCACTGGCAAACAAACCGGTGCAATAATCTATAAACGATTGCTTCCTTAGTTGTAATTCACTTTCTATCATCTGCTGAGACGTTGTAACACCTATGTTTCCGTGAATCTGCCCGGTATGGACTGTAGAGCCCTTTTCCGTATTTTTTTCAGTTCGTCCATACTGAACACTGTTTACGTCCTGTCCGGAAGTTTCCAACTTTGTTGAGTTACCATAGCTTGTAGTTTCTTCCTGTGATGGTTGATAATCTGAGGAATCAAAAGCACTCACTTTTTGTTCCATAGTGTCACTGCCACTGTTTGAAGTGACTGAACCACGTCCGGCTTTTAACGTATTTGTGTCAATGCCACCTGTCACTGTATTTCGTTCAATATCTGGTGAATCAGTCCAAGTCTCCTGTCGGTCATAGTTCTCAATTGGGTTATATTCTTTCTTTAAAGCAAGAAATACCCGATTAATGGAATCCTGCCATTTTTTAGACCATGCCGGAATAGCTGACTGTTTCATAAAATCACCGTCCGGATAGAGTGGTTCACAATCACCATAGGATAAAAGCAAGCTGTCAATAAAGTTCTGCCTGTCAGCTTCTGCCGGAAAAGTCATGTTATCGAATAAGGTCTGGTCATATTCATAAAGCCCTGCAATTGTAATTCTATACATCCCCATGCGTTACACCTGCCTTTTTGTAGTCTCTGATCTTTACGTTAAGATTCAAAGTTGGATAAAGACTGTTTGCCATGTCAACTCCTGCCTGCATGGTTTCTAGCCATGTAGTAAGTCGTGTCACAGATTCTATATCGTTTTTTTCAGTTTCCATAACATTCAAGCGTTCTTTTTTATCAGAACCAACAGACGGAATTCCAACTTCTGTATCAAACTGGTCAAGAAGCTTTTCAAACACTTCAATCAATTCTTTTGAAATAAAGTTGTTTTTCAAATCTTTGTTGAAAAATTCAAACGGTTCTGAACTTTTTCCCCTCATGTTTGCGTTCTCATTTTCTTTTATTGAAACATCATACGCAACTGCCGGGTTACCATCCTGCACTTGGTCATAGACTTTTTCCAGTGTTTTTGCAGCACTTTTGTTTTTAGCAGCTATCATAAAAGCTAACTTGCTGTTGAATACGTTCATATCAAACGCAGAAGCTACCAGAGCCAATTTATAACTATAATAACCGATAATGTCAAAAATCCCGCATCTGGATGGACGTAAATAGATTACAGCACAATCCTTACCAATCTTTAAATCCTGTAAGCTTATGTTTGCATTGGTAGCATATGTGTTAATGCTTGCAAGCGTTGGCTTGCAATACATATCATATCCACTGATCGCAGGATACTGAGCAATCAGTCCGTATGCATCAGTATATGTGATCGCAATAAAGCCCCCACCAAGCAGGCAATACTTAAAATAGTCAATGTCAAATTTTGCATTGTATGTTATATCAAAAATAGAACACACTCTCTCATACAGCATACGATCAAACGTGTCAGTATATAGACTGTCTGCCTTGATTCCAGACGGTTGGAAGTAATTTGAAATGATATTGATTTTATCAAATCCAATGGGACACCACATAATTTTTTCACCTCTTTCTATGTTTCACGTGAAACATTATTCATAATAAAAACCACTATTCAAGTAGTTATTCACTGCTTCTTGATCTCCGGTAAACCCGCTAATTTCTATGGATGCGTTTCTGCATCTGAGATAGCCGGAACAGGTTGAAATCTTGCGACTTTTTCCATCTGCATATCCCTCATTTGCACCGTTTGGCTCTGTACTCATTCTTGTATAACAGATTACAGATGCATCAAGATTATTGAGGATTCCCCCCACTGATCCAACCGCACCAATGCTTGTAACTTCCGGAGATAAAATTGATTGCATAGTGTTAAGTACACCAGAAGAAAAGCCGAGTGCATTTCCTGTCATAGCTGAAGAGACGGTGGAAAGTCCACCAATCAATGCATCGCCAATGTTGACGTTTGCACCTGCTATGTTTACCGGTACGGTCATCTGACACTGATAGTGTCCTATTACAGAAGTTCCAGATTTTACCCATACATCAGATATTCCAGAATATGCATCAAAGTAGTAGTCCGCTACTAACTGTCCATTATTTGTTTTTGTTATGTCAATAGGAATAACTCCAATGCAAGGAAGCTGTACAAAGTAACGGCTAAAATTACCATTGTAAAAACGAAAATCTGTATTAGAATAAAGTGGATTAGTCAGTTCAAGATTGTAGGAAAAATGCACCACCGGACTACTTGAAGCACCACCAATCAATAAAGCCTGCACACCGGAATCCCAGTAGCCTAAATTTACATCATTCATTATTGAAATAAAATTACTTGAGCGAAATGGTAGCCATTTTAAATCAATAATGTATTTTGCAGGATCGAAAAGAAACTTTGTAGTTGCGTTCTCAATCAGTTCTTGGAAATTATCAGCTGTGTACATGAAACTCACAATCAAACCTAACTGTTTTTCCGTAACATAGTATGTTTCAACTCCTGCCGCACCTACGATTCGCATGATATAATTTCCTGCATAACCATTTACAAATACGTTAACTGGCTGTGCAACTATAGTATCCTGCTTCTGCCAGTCCTCAGTGGGTAAATAAAGCGGATCATCAAGCAAAGTGTCTTGATGATTTGATCGTTCAATAAAGCATGTATATTCGCCTATTTCATTTTTATAAGTTGCCAAAACGTCCTCAGTACAAGTTATTTCCGTCTGTCCTGCATTGATTGAAGTAGTTGAATCAATGAAATAATAGTGGTCTGCCCATTTGCAATAGTTAAATTGTAGCATGTCATTCATTGGTTTTTGTAAAATAAATGTAGGACTTTGAAATGTAGTTGCAGTTTTTAAAAGGCAGGGGGCTTCTGTCCCCTGCCCTATAGGACGCTTTGTGCTGTTTTTTCTTTTTGAAAAATGGTACAAAACTATTTCTGTCATGATACGTATATATCTCCTTTTGATGTAATGGCACAGATCCAACCGGATGGAATCCGTACCCACGTTGCTCCGTCATCATCCTTTTTGACTTCTTTTATCGTGACTACAGTTCCTTTCTTTAGACATCCATCGGGATAAGCATGTTTCATTCCGTCCCTTGTCAGCTGTGAGTACTCTTTGATCTGACCCCAAACGGAAAATCGAACATGTAAATGATCAACCTGTGTGTGGTAAGTCCGTCCTACTACGTATGATAGGATTGAATCCCATACCCTGCAGACGCAGACAAGATCATGCCGGCGAGTTACCGGAGATATCACAACTCCTGTGCCTGGATTATCTGCCGTGTTTTTACGACCACCCCGGCTTTCAATCATTTTTCCATGTCCAATGTAAATAGCACAGTGACTAACAGGCGACCCGAAGAATAAGAAGTCACCGGGCTTCTGCTGACCAACCGGAATTTTTACACCCATGCTTGCATAAGTTGCCGCATTATGTCGACCAACGTATGAGCCCGCTGTCCTCTGGACCCAATAAAGCAATCCGGAACAGTCAAGACCCTGTGCAGGTGTTGAGCCACCCCACACATAAGGAGTACCAATTAAATTATGAGCATATACTACAAGTTCATTTGCTGTCATATAGCACCTACTTTCCAATCTGTTCGATTAATGTATTCATCTTTTCTAAGGCAATCGTATTGTTTTTGATTACCTCAGAAAGTGTGTCAACTTCGTTTTTGTGTTCCTCGTTGAGTTTGTCAACTCGTGCATTCGTCTGGTCGTACATGTACTTGACAAAGTACGCCATGCCGATGCAACACACAATAGGGAATGCATAGTTTCCTAAAACTGTCAAAATTGTGTCTGTCATGATGTATATACCTCGAAATAATTTGTGCTAATAGGCGATTCTGGAACCGTATCAATTAATATTTTTACATATGTGTCATCTTTTGTATTATTTACAAGCTTAAAATGTGATGCATCCGGGAAACCATAATATGATTCAAATTTTAACTCATATAATGCATTGTATAAACTTGTAGTTATAAGTGAAATATCATCATAAGATAAGACTACCCCTGTAGCACTTACATTCATTAGCAGTCTTCGCACTCCAATAGAATTAAAAGGTAGTGATACTACGATAGAGCCCCCTGCAGGTACTTTTATGTTTGCCGCTAACATATTATACTCCCTCCCCGATCACATACAGGATTCCGTTATGTGTGAAGTTGTTCCAGTAGTTTTTTCTGGAATGAACAAACATGTTATAGTAGCCCCCTCGGCTATTGAACGGAGTAGTCGAACTATAATCAAACTGCCAGTTAACACCCATTGCACGGCGATCATAAAGAACACCAAGGACATACGGTAAGTTTACCTCTGTTTCTGCCTGTTTTGCATGACCATCCGCTCCAATGATGGATGGTGTAATCTGGATTGCTGATTCGTTATCAGCGGACTGCCACCAGTTGACAAGTTCCTTATTTTCGATCTGTAAGTTTTTATCGTCAAACACATACGGCATGGTCTGAGTTTCTGAGTCGATCCAGAAACTTGACAGCATCATAAGTCGCTGATTTTCTTTCCGTGTGAATCTCAAAAGGTCTTCAAAGCCTGTGATAGTAAATCTGTACTTAGTTGATCTCTCTGTCATCTTTTCAGAATCAAGCTTGATTCGAGCAACAACGAACGGCATAAACTTATCACGGTGCTCGGAAAGTAACTGCTTTCTTGTGTACTGTGTTCCATTCTCTGTGTTAAACTCATGTGCAAGGTCAACTTCCATACCAAGAGATGATAAGCCCGCCATATAGTTGAGCATGGTAGCTCGCCGTTCACTCTCTCTGTCTGTTTCAATATCGTTACGAAACTCAATCATAACTGCTTCGTAAAATCTGAGAAATTCGTCCTCACTTGAAAATGCAAGAGCCAGCTGGTCACGAAACCGTGTGATTGATCTCTGTAACAATTTTGTGCCGTAGAACTTGAGTTCAAGTACTTTTGGCTTATGAATCTTGTACATGTCGATAGATTTACCATCATCCAATGTGTTCGGATTCTGTTCTGTATTCCAGTCATCAGACTGCTCGGCATCCATTGACAGGGACGTAATCTCACGGACAATAGCACCCCACCGAACATTTGTCTGTTCGACTGTCCTTAATTTACCAGTATAAGATTCGTTTGCAAAATACGTTTCCGCAAATACTGTAGACATAGTTTTCAGTGTGTTTTCTACTCCTGTACGTAACAGTGTTCCCCCAACGGAAACAAAAGAACTTGTGTCAGTCGCTACAAGGTCAGAACGACCTGTAGCCTGTTTAGCAATGGAATTGATAAGAGTATAGGCATCCTGCGGAGTTAAACTATTTACAGCCAATTTAATACACTTCCTTTCTAATTCATGATCTTCATCATATCATTGATAATGTCTTTTTCTGTTCTTGGTGAATTTACCCCACCATTTCCGGTGTTCTGAATATTTGAAGCCTGAATCGTAGCTGTCAATTTATTGATAGCATCAAGCACCATATCATTCTGGTTCTGATTCTGGTTCTGGTTCTGGTTCTGGTTCTGGTTCTGGTTCTGGTTCTGGTTCTGGTTCTGGTTCTGGTTCTGGTTCTGGTTCTGGTTCTGGTTCTGGTTCTGCCCTGCAAATCCAAGGATTTCAGCTTTTGAAAAACCTGCATTTGCAAGTACAACTAAATCTTCAATTTTCATTTTTGTTTTTTCTCCTTTCTTGAAAAAAAGAAAACGAATACTAATGAATAAAATAATAAGGGAAAACTTGCGGGTAATCATCCCTATAGCATCCGTTTCCGACGGTTGATGTAGCTGTTTTCCCTTATGCTTATAATATCAGATATTGAAAATTTTATCAATATAAAATTTTACAGTCAAGTTCTGATAAGAAATTCTATTACTAATAATATAGTTATATATCCATGAATAATAGTATTTAAACTGTGATTTACCCAACTCACTGCCCGGAAAAACATCTTTGCAGGATCCGGAAATATGATCGCTTATGTAAAGTTTAGCTTCTTTTTTGTGTTCGTAAACTCCGATAGATCCAATTACACAAATCAACCGGTAGTTTCTCAAATCTTCTGACTTTATAGAACTTGTGTCGTCATATGCAAAGTCATTGTCAAGAGCCATTTTTTCAAAATCTGTACTTCCGGTAAGTGCCTTATAAAGTGCTGTCTTTCTTTTCTTTTCTGAAATGGGACTCTTATTAATCAAAATAATGATTATTCCACGATCTTTTAACATGGAAAACTCCTGTCCGGACTTCTTCATTTTTTCCAAGTTCGGAAGCAATCCGAAAGACTGAATAAGCGGGGAATCAAGTGTATTACTATTTGAGACAATCCACCAACGAAAAGGCTTCTGACCAAGTAACTCACGGTTGGAAGAAATTGTTTCTACTCCGTTTAAAAAAGCATCCTCTTCTCCTTTGATTCTTTTGTCAAGCTTCTCCGGGATAAACTCGTCATAGATTCCTTCCGAAAAACCAGATCCGGAGAATCCTCTATTATTCATCAGACTAGTAAGACTAAAAGCTTCTCCATGATAAACTTCCTCTCCTGCTTCATTGATCTCTTGCAAGGATACCCGGCTTTTTTCACCCTTTACCTTTTTGAAAAAGAAATTTCTATGAAGATCATGATTTATGTCTATCCAAGGATTCATTGTATCAATCAGTACGGAATCTATTTGAGTAGTTTTTCTTCTCATATAGATTACTTTTTCATCTTTTGAAAAAACATCCTCAATGAAATGTTTGAAGATTCCATATGTTTTTCCGGTACGTCTTGCACCTATGATAAAAATAAAATTTATATCGTTTTTTTCACATGTATTCACGATTTTTGGGATATCCAACCATCCGTTTTTTTCGTATATATTCATTTGATACTCCTTTACTGAAAAAAAAGGTGTACTAAATAGTACACCTTATACTTTTATGAAAACTGCTGTTTATTTGAGTTATCAGAATCCTTGCGGACTTCATTGTATTTTTTAATACAAGCTTCTTCTAACTGACCCGTAAACTCCTTATCCATTGAGTAAATTGAGTTATAGTATTTCCCGTCTTTTCCTTTTGTAGATGGAAAAGAAAGAAATAACCCTTTTGACCCCTCTACAAGCGTCATACCTTTAATGATAAGCGTTTCATCAAGGCATAATTCAATAAAAGCTTTTGTTTTGCTGTTGCCATCAAAAGGACGGCAGGTAATTTTGATAGCTGATTTTAACATGTTTTGCTCTCCTTTTCTACTAATAAATTATATTCACTTGGTGCTGTGAGTGACTGCGTGACATCATAAACGAACAACCCATTTCTTTTCAAGAATGAACAAACACAGTTTATATCATTCAAGCATAAACGCCTTTTATATAAATTGCCGTTTATGTACAGGTCGAAATATCTTGAACCTATCATATTGCATATTTCAATAAATGTAATATGTTTCTTATGAATAGGGATTAACGTATCTTTATTATAATTATAAAATACGCTAATTGTGTGATTTAAACAATCAAGTAAAGATGGAACCTTATTAACATAAATAAGTTCACTCGTATAAACGTACTCTTCTTTATTTTCATCAACAAAAGTTGATTCATAAGATGCAATATGTACAGTAAACATATTGCTTGCATCACCTCTTTTTTCTCTCCCGGTGATTCTACAAAATTGTAATCCAAACATAATTTTTCTCTCCTTTACATATTTGCTATTTGATTGTTGCAAGATCATAGTACCAGTTTTGCATATAAAAGTCAACAGTTTTACAACAAAGTATTAAAGTCA